AAAAATGGCAGATAACAGATTAGAAAAAATAACCACTAGAGAGACGAAACATCGAGAGTCTCCTATTGTTGATGCCCTTGGAAGAGGCGTTTACAAGGCTGTGGTTGTTCTTAAAAATCCAACGACTAAAGAAGTTTACATTGACCCAACAGGACGAGGCAGACTAGCCGCATATATTCCAAAGTTGTTCGGTAATCCCTCTTCGCCTATGTTCTTTCAACATGCTAGTAATACTGGTTCATTCGGTCAGCCCGACAAAGAAGGAACGGTCATTTTCGTATTCTTCGCAGACGGTGGTAAGGCTACTGAAGGATACTGGATGGCAACCGCACAAGAAATACCAGATATTGTAAGTGGTGGTGCAAGAGGCAATCCACATATAGATGGAAAGGGTCAAGGTACAGGACTATTTAAGAATATAGGTGCCGCTAAAGCAACTCCCACTACAATTAAAGAGGCGAAAAAAGCAAATGAAGAAGTAGAGAATAGCGACAGAAATGCAGTTACAGCCGCACAAGGAACATACAGTGATTATTGCAGAGGCTCATCTACTGCTTCTGCTCGAAGAGATGCAAACTATAAGATACCACAAGGATCAAAAGTTCATGGAATGAAAACGCCTGGTGGGTCTGCAATCACAATGGATGATGGTAGCATCGATGATACTGGCGAGATTCATCCTGAGCAAATAAGAATAACAACACAATCTGGCGCCGCCGTTATTTTAGATGGTGGTAATGATACCATTTACGCAATAAACAGCACGGGCTCTGGATGGGTAGAAATTGGAGCATCTGGTGAAGTTATGGTCTACGCAGAAGGTTCACTAAGTATGAGAACTGAAAAGGATTTTAATCTTCGTGCAGATAAGAATATAAATTTAGAAGCAGGTGAGAATATTAATATTCGTAGTGTTCTTAACACTAAGATTAATGCTACCGAAGAGTTACATTTACGCAGTAAAGGACCACAATTCTTGCAAAGTGAAGCAGGAATGAATGTTGATGTCGGTGTCAATTGTGTAGTAACTACTGGAGGAATATTACATTTGAATGGACCAATTGCTCAAAAATCAGAACTCATCCTAGTTGATTCTATGCCAGACATGGAAGAATCAGCATGTACTGAATTAAAAGAGACTATTGTATCTGCTATGCCAACACACGAGCCGTATGTCAGACCACAAGCAAAAGAATTGAAAGACACAGCAAGTGCTTACGCAATAGCGGCCGCTAGTGATGAAGGTTTAACAAAGGCGGAAATCAAAAAATGATATACGATAAACGAAAGGGTTCATTATTAAATTACATACAGTTGCCATTGCACGTAATAACCCCTACTGGTACATACTTAGGAACGGGATATGACGAAAAAGACAAACCAACCTACATACTATCTCATGTGAAAGTGAACTTAGAGGATGTGAACACCTTGACGTTTTCATCAATGAGTAAAAATGCTATAATACTAGACAATAAACCAACACTTGAGGTCGCAGACAATGTTGTCGGTTACAATTATAAGATATCAGATACTGAAGTGAATTATGGATATATAACTGTTGCGAACACTCGTGTAGATATTACATCTAAGAAGATAACGAAAGGAGCGGCTGAATTTATTTTAGAAAAACAATTACGAAATATCGGTAACATATTAGAAAAGTTTATCAAAGTAAAAATAGCACAACCACAATATGATGCACTATTATATCACTTCTATAATGAAGGCACTAATACTATAGAAAATAGTTCAGTGATTGCTCTTATAAATGCAAAAGATTGGTATGCTGTGACTGATGAAATTCAAAAAGGTTTAATGAAAAAAGGCAGAGTAGATGACAAATTAGCACAACGAAAAATGAAAACTGCAAAGATGTTCAGTTACGTACCAAGTTTTTCTTAACGACTTGCTATAACTTTATCTGCTAATCCAAAAGCAACTGTTTCTTCCGCTGACATAAAATTGTCACGTTCCATCGCCTCAGTCAATTCATCAAATTTCTTTCCAGCAGAATTATGATTTACATAGATTTTAGTTAATCTCTCTTTCATTTTCATCATCTCATCAACTTGAATCTTCATATCAGTTGCTTGTCCGCCAGCACCACCACTTGGTTGATGTATCATCGTGCGGCTGTTTGGCAATACGTGTCGTTTTCCTTTAGCACCAGCCTGAGCAAGTAATGAACCCATAGAACACGCTTGGCCCATCACAGTAGTTGCTACTGGACACTTAATAAACTGCATTGTATCGTATATCGCCATCCCAGATGTTACTGTTCCACCTGGAGAATTGATGTAAAAGTGTATATCCTTGTCTGGATTCTCTGCTTCCAAGAATAATAACTGGGCACAAACTAAGTCTGCCTGATAGTCATTAATCTCACTAGTCAAAAATATCACTCTTTCTTTTAATAAACGAGAGAAAATGTCGTAACTGCGTTCTCCATTTGCTGACTGGTCAACGACCATTGGTACTAAATTTGGCATAATTTGTTATCCTTGTTGTAATTCTAGTATTATTTATATACTATGATAACATTATTTGCTCCATTTGTCAATTAAAAACTGCGAAGTTTATACCATGATAAATACATTTAGTAATTAACTACAGAGAAAAACAAAATGGCATTATTCGCTGGTTTCAGTACAAAAAATAAAAAAGCAATCAATCACGAGTTGCTTGATAAAGATTTGGTAGTAGAAGACCTAATGAATCATATCATGACTCGTAGAGGAGAACGTGTGATGCTACCTAATTATGGCTCTATTATTCATGATATGTTATTTGAGCCTCTAACTGAAGAAACAACTGAGTTAATTGAAGAAGATTTAACAAATATTATAAATGATGATCCAAGATGTGACTTTATTGGTGTTGAAATTACGGATTCGAACCACACTATTAACGCAATCGTGCGTCTTGAAATTCTACCATCGAAAGAACCAATAGAATTAAGTATAGATTTAGAGAGAGAATAATATGAGCCAAGAACGTACAGACAGTTTATTTGCAAGTGAAAGTTGGACAGCAGTATACACTGCATTTACAAACATTAGTCTTAAAGCGTATGACTTCGACACAATTAGAGAAGCCCTATTAGCCTATACAGTACAAACTTATCCTGATAAATTTAATGATTTCATTGCAAGTTCAGAATTTATCGCAATTTTAGATTTAGTTGCATATCTAGGACACAGTTTAGCATTTAGATTAGACATGAACACTCGTGAGAACTTCATGGACACTGCTGAACGTAGAGCAAGTATTCTACAAATGGCAAAGACGTTGGGTTACAATAAAACTAGACCAATCAACGCAAAAGGCTTCATGAAGATTACTAGTATAACAACTGACGAAAACGTATTTGATAATGAAGGAGTTACTCTTGCAGGAAAAAGTGTTATTTGGAATGACAGTAATAATATAGATTGGTATGAGAACTTCATCAGTATTCTAAATTCTACATTCGCAGGCACAACTAAAATTCAGAATCCATCATCTACCTTAACTATCTCAGATGTTGAGCATTCTTTGTACGAGATAAACGAAGACAGTGCAACAAAGAGTATAAATTACTCATTCTCTTCCAACATTAATGGAAAGAGTAGAAAATTTGAGGCCGTTCGTGTATCACTAGATACTAATAACACCAAGATTAACGAATCTGAGCCAAATCCAAGTAACAACTTTACGATTGTTAACAGAAATGACAATTTGGGATCGTCAAGTGATAGAACTGGATTCTTTGTTTTCGCAGTTGCGGGTTCACTTGAATACAAAGATTCCTCTTATATTAATAAAATTTCAAATAGAATAGAACAAATAAATGAGACGAATATATCTAATTCCGATGTCTGGGTACAGAAGATAGACTCATCAAGAACATATGTATCAAGTGTAACAGCAATAGACAATGACACAAGAGAAACTGCAATCTATAATAGTTTGCGAACTGGTTCTGGCGATATCGTAAGTATAAATTCCCTTGACAATAATGGAATTGAACTACATTATCCAGATGGCGTATTTGGCAATGCGGCAGTAGGCAACTACAGAACATGGTACAGAAAAGTTGACAATGATAATTTCTCTGTAAACTCTAATGATATTATTAACAAAATTATAACAATTCCATATATTGGAACTGATGGCAGAACGTATAGACTAACATTAACAATGTCAAGTACGATTGACTTTGGTGAAAACTTTTCTGGTGAAACATATTCTAGTGTACGCAGAATTGCTCCAAGAAGTTATTATTCTCAAGATAGAATGGTCAATGCACAAGATTATAATGTATATCCTCTATCGTTGGGAAACAATGTAATTACTAAATTAAAATCAGTGAACACATCATTTGCTGGCAACTCACGTTTTTATGAAATGGATGACGTTCTAGGACATCACTCTAACTTGAGTGTAACTGGTTCAGATGGAAGTGTGTTTATTGAAGATGATGACATATCAATCCCAATGAGTTACGATAAACTACAAGGAAAGAGTGATAACTTTATAAGAAACGAATTAACTAAAGCACTGAAACATCCAAGTTTATTGAATAGTTATTTTCATAAGAATAAATTAGTTTCGCCTGCTACTAGTAATAATGCAGTTATAGGACAGACAACAGGTTATGAGGTTGATGCATCCGATGGAATGAAAATTAAAACACTAGCCGCACCAACTAGTGGCGTTTTTATAGGAGACTCCGTTGAGTTATTAATGACTGCATCGGGAAAAACTATTTGGGCAGATGTTAAGAAGGTAGAAACAACGACTTACGCAGATGATACACTTACATTAAATAAGTTTATTCCAGAAATTGGAACACTCAAAAAAGTGGTTAGGGGATTTAGAACTAAATTTACGGCTACTGAAATAACGGCAATTAAGGATGTAGTTGATAGCAGTACTGAGCAAACTTTTACGTTACGATACATATACTCAACTGCTAATCCAACTGAATGGGAATGGAAAGTAGTCACAATAGAGCCAGCGGCAACTGATGTCTATGTCGTGTTTAATTATAATTCCGGTATCAGAGACAATGAATCAGAATATACTGCTAAATTTACAGGCAAAAAAGTGGCATTCGAAAGTAGAGACCAAATTAAGTTTTTCTATGGCAATACAACTGATGTAATTGATAATGAAACGAATTTAACGAAACGAGATAAAATACTTTTAAGTTACTTATCAACAGATACATCGAGTGGCACATCCGAGTCAGTTGATGACGAGCAAATTATTATAGGTCAAGTTCCAGTAACAAATGTAGTAGAGTATCCTACTGGTGGTGCAGGTGCGAAGTTTGAGGCAAAATATGAACATACTGGTGCAAGAACGAGTCTTGAGTTTGCTGATTCTGACCTAATAGAAAAAATCGGAGGCCTCACAACAAGAGAATATACTCATCATCTAGTAACGTCAGATGGCATAGAATTACCACAAACAGTGTTTAGTACTACTAATGTCATAAGTCCAGGAAGTCCTCATAACATTATAGGATATAAACAAGCAGATGCAACTGTCGCCGATCCAACAGATACCATAGAATTACAAATAACTGATTTAACAACTTTAACAGGTGGAACAATAACAACAACTATCAATGATGCAGACAGTAATCCAGTTACTATGGGTTCATCAACTGCTACTAACTTATCTAACGATAATAATGGCGGCTATATTAATTTTACTGGCGATGGTAATGTAGCAACAGATATGTCCACTACAATCAAGTCAACTCAAGAACTGGATATTTTAGGATTTAAAGGAAATCCATCTACATCTTATTTGTTATCTGATAAATTTATATGGCGAGATTTAGATGAAAATGGAAATATATACGACACAAGTTCAGGTGGTGCAACTGTGACATATAATTCGACTACGACTAACTATGAATTTGTTCTGAGTGCCGCCGATAGC